CACCCCATATAGTAAGAAGCAACAAATCCAAAGTATACTGACCACATAGTAAACAAAACTAACATAAAGTAAGTTTGTAAACTTGGGTCTGGTATATATTTCAATGGGTTATACTTGGCGTCCATTACTAAACGCCAACTATCTACAATAAATAATACTAATTTTTTATAACGGTTCATGCTACGAAGTCGTCCCCAGGTGTCCAATCACACCCAGTTAGTCCACCAGCTTTTAACGCTTGTAGAGTTCGTAATGTTTCGTCTGCATTTCTGCCCGTATCAAGAGCATTGACGGAGACGTGTTGAATAGTTCTATCTGCATCAAAGATGTAGGTAGCTCTAAAGAACACGCCTTCTGCCTCGTCAACTATCCCTAAGTCATATCCTAGTTCAAGACCACAGTCTGCCGCTAAAGTATGTTGAATATTACCAATGAGTGCGTTGTCTTGTTTCCAAGCTAACTTACAAAATTCATTGTCACCACTGATACCTACAACATTAGCTTCAGCAACTAACTTGTCCATTGCCGATATTTCTGTAGGGCAAATAAATGTGAAATCCTTAGGATAAAAGTAAACCACACTCCAGTCGTGCTTAAGTGGTTGATAGCTATGATCAACAGACACAACATCAATGTTATTATCCTTATCTACTCCCTGCAAACTGAAGGCAGGGAACTTCTCTCCTACACCAATCATGATACTTGAAACTCCTCGTCTATAGATTCATCTGTGTTTGAGTTTGATGAACCAGCTCTAATCCTATCTAACAACTCTTTTTGAGCGTCAGGTGTAGGTCTTGATAAGACTTCATCCATTGACTTAAGTTCAGAAATGAGTTCCATTTCTTTTTCGTCAAGAGGTCTTTGTTTACACTTCAATGCTTGTAATTGATACTCAACATTGTAAGCCATTGGTCCAGTTTTAACTCTTTTGAAGTGGACGTCCCAACCAGTCTTAGGATCTGCAGGGTCACCTAAGTCTTCTGCTGCTACTAAGATCTGCTCTAATAGTTTTTTCTTTAGATTTAGAACTTTTACTTTTCCACCATGAACGCATTGAATTGCATATGACCAGCCACACTTAAGCTCTGGGTAGTATTCTCTTACCCAGTCTTTTTCTATGTTGGTAAATGCTTCTTTCTCTCTATCGAATGATAGACACTCGAAAGGTATGTTCTTATCGTTCTCGCCTTTAATCCAGTAGACATATCTTGCACAGACATCTCCTACCATCCTAACTACGTTGTCGCCTTCTACATATGTATAAGACTCTATTTTTCCTTTTTGGGCTTCGCCCTTTAATTTATTAAATGTTAATGCCATTTTAGCTCCTTAAGATTCTTGATTTCTTCAAACTTGAAATGAACCCTTTCATTTTCTATTCGAAGTAACCTATTTTGGTTTATTATGTCCTCATTACCAGTATAGTGCATGAGGTCTAGTGTGGTATTTTTCCTGCTTTGATACTCAAAGTAATTGCGCAAGGAAGCAATACCAGCGTATTGCGCAATTTCTAAATCAGAGTACCTAGCTCTTTGGACAAGCAAAGCCTCTGGCTGAAGCAAAAAACTATCTCCATGAAAGCTTTTCTGCCAGAAGCGAAATCGTCTGTCCTTCCTATTTACTGGAAGCTTTTTGTATGTTAAGATATCAAGGATAGTCAGTATATTACCAACTTTGCCGTTGCTCTCTTTTAATATCTTTTTCCAATTATAGAATATCATTATATCAAAAATTTAACCTTGTGTCAAGAAGTATTTTTCCATGCTATATGGTCTTAACTTCATAACCTTGTTTCATGTAGTACCCCATCCTCGCATTTGCTTGTCGTGTAGCTGTTTTACCGACTAAGTGGATATCAACGACTACAGGTTGAGGTTTATTTTCGTTCTTTCTTATTACCCTACCAATTAATTGTGTTAGTAGTGGTTCGTTATTGATTGGAGTTGCTAATATAATACAACTTAAACAATCAAGGGAAATACCTTCAGAGAAGATACTTTGTGTTCCAAAAAGAATGTCAACTCCCTCTCCAAAAATTTGTTTAATTATAGCAGGTCTTTCTTCATGAGGGACATCTCCAGTAACACAAATAGAATTATCTCCTACAAGTCTGCTAACTTGTTTTAAGAAATCTACTCTATCCGATACTACTAATACTTTATGCCCTTTTGCGGCATACCCTGCTGCTAATACTCCAATCATATTTTGGTATTCCCAATCATATGCAATAGTATTAATTCTAGAAGCCCACGGAATATTGTGTCCATCAGGGAATCTTATCCCTGACTTTAGAATATTCACTACGGGTACTAGATAATTTTCTTTTGGTGGTTTGAACACAGTATCGCTAAAGTAATCTCTAAAGATAACATGTCTACCATCCTTCCTTTCCATTGTGCCAGTTAAACCTATCTTATACCTTGCCTTACTAGCATCAATTAATCGAGTAAAAGTGGGACTACTAACGTGATGCATTTCATCAAGAATAATTGTCCCAAAAACTTCTTTTATTTCGTCTACTCTACGATATAGTGTTTGGACATTTCCTATAACAATAGGTGCGTCAGTTTCAAACCTGCCTGAGCCTATGATACCAGGTGTAATTCCAAATACTTTTTGTACTTCTTTTTCCCACTGCGCTCGTAACGCTAATGTATGTGTAACTACTAATGTTTTCTGTCTAAGTTTATTAGCTATAGCTAAAGCTGTAAAAGTCTTTCCCCAACTGACCCAAGCGTTGATTATACAACTGTCTTCGAGTTCGTCATAGACCGATTGTTGTGATGGACGTAAGTCAAACGCAAAGTCTAACTCGTCAATCTTTGAATAAACACGTTTATCGACTATCTCGTAGTCTTCTGGTATCAAGTCCGTTCTTCCGATTGGTAATGTGACTAACCCACTACGAACTACTCCCATATTCTTTATTATGAAAGGTGGATCGAGCGGATTCCTTGCCGGTATTGCATATGTAAGCTCCTCGTCAATTTTTGACTGCAAAGTATTATCTACTTCCATGAATATTCTATTCGATAATACTGCCTTCACTTAAGCTCCTCCAATACGGCCACGGGTTAATATTAATACTAGTCCTTTTTCCACGAAAAGCATTTACAGCATGATGCACCCCAGGAGAGAATAATACTAGACGGTTAGCTATAGGTTGAATTCTATCGTGCCTATATAACGAACTTGTTTCTAGTAACAACTCGCCTCCTTTTAAGTCCTTGTATAAAGTAGGATAGTATACGCAAGAACACAATGGAAACACTAATTCCCCTGTTTTTGCATAAAGGTTCTCATGCTTATCGTAGTGCCACTCTAGTGGTCTTGAATTTTTATGAGACCATATCTCATACCATCCAAGATCTTCTATATTATAATACTTATTTGCAGTTTCTAATACTTTCGCTACAAATAAATCATTTACTTTTGGCTCTCCACGAATCATATCCCATTCACATTCTACTTTTTCACTAATATCTATGTCTAAGGAGTCGCTCCAGCCTTCCTCTAAAAAATTATCTATAATATATAGCATTATACTTTTCTCCAAGTTCGTTTTTGTTTCTTTTCTGCATAAGACCACAACACACTAGGTTTTTTATTTACCATAAGAACTTGTGCGTATTTCATTTCTTTTTCTGGTGGCCTTTTTACAGTAAAAGGAAAGGGAACCTTACGTAGCCAAATAAGACTAGCAGTTCCCTTTTGTTCTATTTTCTCAATTTGTATAGAATCTAACATTATAGTAGTTGTTTTTTCATATTGAAAATATCTACCACTAGAATCTATATAATTATTTCCTCTATGTTGTATCATACTGCGAAAATCTTCTAGCATATACTTTAAAGGGTATAAATTTTTATGTGGAGTCTTTAATCTTCGTATTCCAAGAGTTTCTCCTTGGACATTCCTATCATCAACTATCTGTGTATCACAGAATAGAAGACCATCTCGTTTTTCTACTTCGTCATTGTGTAATACATACACTGGAAATTGTATTAGATGTAGTGTTTGAAAATTCATTACTCATATGCTTTTGCAAATTTTCCAAAGGAGTAATCCTCTCCAATGTCAAAATCACAACCTATCGCTGTGCCAGGAATAGATAATCCTCTATCCTTTTGTATATTCCTCTGAAGAAGTTCACAATACTCGTCGATTGCTTCTTCTTTTACTTCTGCAAGTATAGAGTCATGTACTAGAGCGAACATTTTTACAGGTAGTTTCTTTGCCTCTACCTCACGGTGTGCGTCTATGGCTCCGAGTAAATTTACATCAGAAGCCACAGATTGCACGAGAGCGTTGATGCCAGAGCGAACTTCATGGGCTGCAATAGCCTTATCAGCTGACTTTACGTTTGGCAATCGTCTTTTTCTCCCAAAGAAAGAGTAGAGATATGCTTGCTTCTCGATAAGCGTTTTAGAATCATCTAACCACTTCTTCAGTTTATGAAACTGTTTAAAGTAGTCTTCGATAACTTCTTTAGCTTGACTTGTGCTAAAGTAAGTGCCGCTATCTTTAGAAACTTGCTCACTAATCTTTTTCGGACCTGCACCGTACATTATTCCAAAGGTAACCGCTTTTGCCATTTGCCTTTCTGTAGAATAAAATTCAGCGACTTGGTCCACTTCACATGGTAGGTTAAATACTAACTTAGCAATATTACTATGGAAATTACCCCCGTCTTGAAAAACTTTCATAAGAGCTTTGTCGTCAGCCAATACTGCAGCACAGTATACTTCTGCTGTTGTCAAGTCCATAGCAACTATTTTATTGCCAGGTTTTGCTTTGATACACCCTTTGACAATTGGATTGTCTCTAGGAATCTGTTGCATATTCATTTTACCACTAGAGGATAGACGTCCTGAGGTTGTACCATGTAGGTTGAACCCCGTTCTAAGTCTCTCATCTCTATCTAGTGCTGGTATAATTTTGTCCAAGTAGGTGGACTTAATTTTTACCTTTTGTCTAATATCAAGAATAAGTGCAGGTACGTCGTTTTCTTTTGCTAAAGTAGTTAATACTTCTGCGTCAGTTGAGTCAGCGCCTGTACCTGTCTTTTTCCCTGTAGGCTTTAAACCGATATAATCAAATAGTAAAGAACGCAATTGTACTGTACTGTTTGGGTTAAAAGGTTTGCCTTGTGCTGCTTCAAAAGTTTTTACTGCTGTAAACTCATAAAGAGATTTAACAGCATTATCAATCTCCGTCTGCATAAGATCGGATGATTTATATAGGCGTTCAGCATCGAACGGGACTCCATTATTTTCAATATGAAGTAAAAACTCTGTTGCAGGCAACAAAATATCTTTATAAACACTAGTGAAGCGTTTGCTTTTATCTATTGCAGATTTAAACTTTTCGTACAATAGAAAAGTACATACAGCATCATAAGCTGCGTACTCTTGCATGATATCAAAAGGAATCATATCCCAACTGAAATCAGCTTTTAGTAGTCCATTTCTTTTTTTGTAGTCCTCAATCCAAGTGTACATTGGTTTTTCATAGTCACCATAAGGCGTGAATTTCAATGCAAGAGTTTTTAGACTATGTGTGCCTGGCTGCTCGTTAAGAACATAGTGCATCAGCATAGTGTCCTCAAACTGAGGAAACTTAAATCCGAAATGAAACTTAAAGAATGCAATATCAAACTTACTGTTATGAAATACTACTTTCTTTTTATTAAAGAGTTCCTGTAGCATACTCTCTGCTTTTTCATCAATACAATCCGTACTGATATAGGCTCCGTGATCTTTCTCATAAGAGAGAGAAATACCTAGCATATGTCCATCGCGAGGATAGAGTGCTGAGGTTTCGGAGTCAAGTGCAATAAAATCATTAGTATGCAATAATGCATCTTCTAAAAATTTATAAAGCACTTCAGAGTCTGTAATACCATAAACTTGATCTTTGCTAAGCTTCTCTTGTTTAAGTTCTCCTTTGATATATTTTACAATATTATCTCTGGATTCTTCCCAAGACCTTTTAGCTTCTGGTTTAAAAGCTAACATAGCAGGATTGATTACGGGCAAGAATTTACCATCTACTATTCTACCAGTATATTCTGTAACAGAATTAAGTTTGGTATAGTACTTCAAAGGTTCAGAGCCAACAAGAATTACCCAATCATAGTTGTCTGGGTCAAAGTTGATGTCTACATCTCGTTTTAGTACTTTTTTAATTGATGGGTCTGAGCATAAAACAAACTCGTCAAAAGTGAACTGATTATTAAACAGTTCAAAAAACTTGTTTCTACTCGGTTTTGATTCTATTAATGCTACTCTCATGGTTCTCCTAAATTTATAAATATATTATATCAAAAATTTAACTTTGTGTCAAGAATTATTTTTTGATAGTACTGACCTTCTTGTATTTTCTTTTGCAGTAACCCATTCTAAATTATCCCATCTAGGATTATAAGTGTTTCCATCTATGTGGTCTACCTGTAGGGAGTCTCTTATAATATTTTGAGTGGTTGTACTTACTTTATGCCAGTCTTCTTTTAGATCCTCAGGTAAATGCTCAGGAAAAGGTAAAAAGTGCAAAGCAACCATTCTATGCACGTATACTGCGGCACATTTATTAGTTGCCTTATAAACATAACCATCATCTTCAAAAATAGTATTTGTTGCAGGGTATAAAGACACTGCTGCAACAGCTCTGTGTTTAATGTCTTTGTTTGTCCATTTTAGTTTTTGACCTTTCTTCCCTAATATGTTGCCATATTTTGAGATTTTATATTCTGTTTCGAGTCCTCTAAAAAATAAGGGTATGAACTCTTCGTTTTCAATATTGAAATCTTGAAACTTTTCTCTGAGTTCCGTATTTGAATACTTTAAAAGGGTTGTTGATAATGCTTGTGCCATGTTGTCTCCAGTTTCTGGCGTCCCACACAGGAGTCGAACCTGTAACCTACAGCTTAGAAGGCTGTTGCTCTATCCGATTGAGCTAGCAGGACATTTCAGAAATTATGTATATAATTTTTCTTTGAGTCTTTGTACTGCTGACTCATTCATAGAACCGGGATCACCATGTTTTAAGTTAATATTTTTGTGTTTTAGCATGACATCATCACACAGTTCTCTTACCTTTTCTGCGGAACTTTGCCCAGCATCGTCTGGGTCGTACATAATGTCAATCTGTTCTACTCCTTTCATTTTGAGTAGTTGTAATTTTTCTTTTGTTACATTTGAAACCCCAAATGAACAAAGAGCATTGGTTAGCCCTTTGTCATGTAGGTTTATTACGTCATATATGCCCTCTACTAGTATTATCCTGCCTTTTATTGGCATAGCAGTAGCGGGATATAAAGGTAAGGTTACTTTAGGAGGATGAAAGATATACTTGGGTTGGTCTTTAATATGACTGTTCTCTCGTAATCTTCCGTTAAATGCAACAACCTTTCCTGTGATGTCAAATATAGGAAACACTAGTCTTTCATTAAAGGGAGACCTACTTACCATAAAAGTTCCAAACTTTTTATAAGTTTCTGGTTTTATCCCTCTCTCATTACCTACATACTCCATTCTGTCTATAGGTAGTTTTAATCCTATAGATTCTGCTCTTTTTTGTTCAATTTTTTGTTTAAGAGTTTCTCTTTTTATATCTAAGTAGTTTGCTGGCTTGTCAAAGTGTTTGAATATGTTTCCTCTGAAACCACAGGAAAAACAGTTATAAACTCCTGTTATCCTGTCAATTCTCATACTGGGGTTTGAGTCGTCATGCTCAGGATTCAGGCACGAAACTATGAAGTCTGCTGGAGAAACTTTAAAAAATATTTTTTCTTCTACTAGTAACTCCTCTACTGTCATAATCCTTCGTCGTGCCCCTTATCCATTGCTTTTGTTAGTTGTTTGTGTTTTATGAACAACGGCTCCCCGTGCTCACCACGTACTAAAATAAATACGTCTCCTTCGTTCAAAGGAAGTTTGTCTATTTTAATAACTTCACGAGGGTCTGTATCTAACATAAACAGCCCCTCTTGATTGATTTCAAATTTATATCCTGCATAAATCATTAGTGCAGTTCCTCGTCGCCGTAGTAAAGTTCCCATTCTGCTTCATAGATATCTCTAAATTGTTCTAAGCTAGGAATCATTTCAGTTTTCTTAGCTATCATAAATTTATCTACAAAAGCTAAATAAGCTTTCATTAATTCTTTTTCTGTGTATAAAATCATAGGTCTTGTGCCTCTTCACCGTCATCTCCACTACTCATTTCTTCCCTGAGTTTTGCTTTTTCATCAGGAGTCATTGCTGTAGTGGGCCCAATTTTTAAACTCTTCCAGTCTACTGTGCTGGAAAATCCTTTTACTTCATTGTTCCTCATCTTGGTACAATTAAATGTCATACATTTATCTTCTGGTGACCAAGTTTCTAAGGAATAAGCAGCGTCAGCCGCATCTAGAATACCTTTGGCAAACCTAGCTTCGCCTGAATTATCTGTTTGATAAGGTGCAAAAACTAAAGTTTCATAATCTTGTGCAAAGGTTTTCATTTTCTTACTAATCTCGATTTGTTCTTGCCAATCATATTGGCTATTGCGACCTGGTGAGTTATGCCTGCGGACTTGATTGAGATAGTCTACAATGACTATACCAACGTCAGTACGCCCTACCCTCTTATCGAGTTCGCTTTGAATCTTTGAGAGAGTGAGGGCAGGGTCGTAAATAACATCTAACTGCGCATCCTTATTAAGGTCTTGTTTTACAAGTTGTTTATGAAATGAGTCAAAGTCACGATCTTTCTCAAAGACCTGAAGTAATTCATGGCCTCCATCAAAACGTCCTGCCCACCAGCCTGCTACTAAATTCCATTGTTCTGTACTCATGCTTTTATCACGAATACTTGTAAAAGGAATTCGAGTGGCTATCGAACACATTCTCTGCAAAATTTGTCTACTATCCATTTCAATAGTGAAATATATAGCAGTTCTTCCTTGTTCATAAACATTGACAGCTAGATTACAAGAAGTCAAAGACTTTCCTGATCCGCGTCGTCCTCCCACTAACACCAAATCTTTGGGAGAAAACTTAACTGTTGCATCGTACTCGCTGTTTAATCCTAAAGGCAAGTACTTCGCTAATTCTTTATCGTCTTCAAAGAGAGTAATATGTTGCATACTCTCAGAAGGTGGAGTAATATCTACTCTATCACCTACATTTAATACTATCTCTTGTAGTTGTTCTATGTTTTCCTCAGCACTAGCAATTGTAACAGTCTTTTCAACATACTTATCTAGTTCGTCTAAAATTTCTGTTTGTGTAAATTCATTCTTGAGATAGTCAAGTAGCATGTCAGCATCGACATCTACTTCCATTAGTTCAATTGCAGTTAGTTTTTCTGTGAGGTTTTTATCTCGGATTTCATACTGAAGCTCCTCGAAAGTTGGGAGAGCCTGATACGCATCCACGTGCTTATCCAAGACCTTATAGATTCCTTGGTACTCACTAGGAAGATAAATATCTTTAAGTTGTGACCAAGTCTCCAAGTCTTGTTGGTGGACTAATTGTTTTAGTAATGCGGATGCAATATTCATAAGGCTCTCTCAAAAAGGGGGTCTGTGCGACCCCCTAGCTAAAATATTGCGGGTTACCCGATATCTTTTCTAGCTGCTCCGTTGTAATCAGCACACTGAAGACCACGCCTTGTTAGCATAGTTTTCACGCCTCTTACAGTCTTGCCGATGTCATCAGCAATTTCCTGAACAGTCATAGCAGAAATATCAAGATCAGCTAGTACGTCAGCTTTGCTTGAACCTTTAGTATGTTCTTGCTTAGGAATAGCGTTAATGTCGCCGCTTCTTAGAAGTGACAATGCTTTTCCTCTAATTGAATTAACACTTTTGCCTAATGACTCAGCGATAGCTTCTACAAATTCGCCATCGTTAACCATGTTTACAAAAGTTGCTTCTTCTTCAGGAGTGTAAGTTCTAACACTTTCTACTTTAGGAGCAGGCTTAACATGCTCTGTAAGTTCCATAGAAAGGATTTTTCCTTGAATTGATTTTGCTGAGAAGTTTCCACCTTCGAAGTGTTCTGCAATCTCTGCATAAGTGTATGAGCCGCTGTTGTCGCCTACAAAAGCTCTTAATGTTGCTTCTTGATCGTCTGAAAAAGACTTAGAAGCAGATGCTGAAGCTAGTTCAACATCATAACCCATTTTTCTCAACTTGCTTGATACTGACCTTGTTGATGTTTCTAGTTCATCAGCAGCTTCAGCAACGGCAGTTTGAGAGACAGGGCCTTCGCCTACAAAGTCTACTAAACTTTGAGTTCTTTCATCTGTCCATTTTGGTAATGCCATATTAATTTTCCTCTATTATATGTTTTATGTTATTAAAAATTTTAACGCCCATTTCGTGGGCTTTCTGAGTTTTAGCACTTTCAATGCCGCTCTCGTTGAGAAGGATTGTAACTGCTTTTGTAAGGGTGTCCTTTGTCTCATATCCATATTTATGTAATACTTCTTGCGCCATAGCCTTAGTCTTATAGCTCTTAAGTTTACCTGTTATACAAACAACTCCTTTCGTTGGAACTGAGCTGTCGACTACAGAACTCTTACTTTCAAAAGAGAAGGGCAACTCATTGTACCCCATCGCAATAAATGTTCCCTTGTACCAATCAATAAGATTCGACGCCGCTTTAGGGCCAAGACCACTATCCACACATCTTTGATAGGTTATCTCGTATATAGACGAGATTCGACTCGTTAACTTTTTGGAAGCGCTTGAGCCTATCAGCGGTATCGAAAAAGCTGGAAGGAGAGTTGTTAAATCTGCGTTCTTCGAGTTTTCGATTTCTGCAAACAACTTCTCTCCTAGCTTCTCCGAATCTAGTATTTCTACTATCTCATTCTTGGAAAGGAAATAAATATCATGATAGTCCTCCAACATCAACTTCTCAATAGTCGCTGCTCCCATGCCTTTAATCTTTAAAGTTTTTGCGAAGTGCTCGACCTTTTTTGAAGTCTGTGCTGGACAACTAACATCTCGACAAAATAGCTGATCCTTCACTGTTTCCAGTAGCGAGTTGCATGCTGGGCAATGTGTTGGAATTTGTATTTCGGTCAAAATTGTTCTCTCTTTTAAATTTATATGTATATTATATCAAACGGATAAGCAAATGTCAAGAACTATTTTTGGGAAACTCCCTTAAAATTAGGGAAGAAATTTTGAAACACTCGGTGTGTCCTCCAAATTTTTGTTTCGGTTTATAACTATCATGAGCATACTTCTTGTGAAGTTCTTGTTCATATTTCCAACAGTTATAAATAGTATCGTGATATGTTCGCTGTATCCTTAAATCGTAACCTTTAAAGCCACGACTTCGTTTGATAACATGTCGCCAGTCCTTACCACTGGCTATCCCTACTTTTATACATTCGCGTTCAAAGGTCGTTCTATTTACTAGAATGACTCCATACAACACGCCTTCCCTTTCTTGTTCTTCAGGTCGGTTGTTAAAGTAGGTTTGATTATAGACTCCAGACATTGCCTGCAGCCTGTGTGAGTACTCCTGTCAGCAGTACAAAACATGCAACTGCGTTAAGGATTATTAAAGCTCTATCTTTCCACACAATAGAAACATAGAGCCAACCTGCACAACCTATAAAGGATAGACAGGTATCTAAGAAGGGATTAATCTGAGCAGCTCTTACGACCATAGCCATTAAGATAATTGTAGAGGAAATCCACTTAACATACCAATCTGGCGTTTGTTTAGGTGTTGCGCTCTTGAAAATTCTCTTGCTGTTTGCTAACTCGTCCTTGTGAAACTTGCTCATTTAAATCATTAACCCGCTTATATAGTTTATATATTTGTTCTGTTTGTTCAGAGATAATACTTTTTAGCATATCTATCTCTTTTACTTGTTTATTTACTTTTTGTTTTTTCTGCATGGTACCAGTCCATCATATCCTGCCATCGTTGATAGGCAAATAATGTTTCATTCCAAAACCAACCTTTGTGTTCGAGGTGGCTATATTTACTGGGGTAGAACTTGCGGCCATACTTATCGTAAAAAGGCTCTAGCTCTGGCTCTCCGTCCTCAATGTGACCATTTAATAACTGGTCAAATAAATCTTGTTGTTCCATTAACTTACTTTCCTTAGTACTTGGGGAATAATCTTCCCTGCCCTTATAACTTCAACTTTACACCCTATCTCTAAATCGAGGGCTTCAATTATTGACTTGTTGTGTAAAGTTGCTCTTGAAACTGTTGCTCCTTCTATGTCTATTGGCTCGAGTATTGCTACTGGTGATACTGCACCTGATTTGCCTACTTGCCATACTACATCTAAGAGCGTTGTTGGTATGCCTTTTTCTTGAAACTTTAATGCAAAGGCTCCACGAGGGTGATGAGAAGTATATCCTTGCTCATCAAAAGTATTGTTATCTGCGATACGAAATACTGAGCCATCGTGTGGGTACTGAGAATAATTACTATCAATACAGGTATCAAAACCTAAATCAGACAAAAATTTCATATCATGTGCAAAATTATCTGTAATATAAGGCTGTACTCCATGAACTATGAAGTGCAGATCTCTTGTCTTAAATTCTTCACTACTTTTCAAGTTAAGCGCACCCGCCGCATAGTTTCTTGCATTTTTTATTTCTTTAGGGGCTACTACTTCCCCACTTACTTGAATTACATCTTTGTAATCAATATTAGTTGGTACTAAATTTCCTTTAATCAAAGGAGTTATATCTAGTCCATCTATGCCATCTCCTCTAGTAAGTGCTTTTTGACACTCACCACCACCAAACAATATACTAATAGCTGCGCCATCTAGCTTTGGAGTGACGATAGTGTCTGCACTACCCCAGTTTGGGGCAGTGTCGACGCCTTCTATCACTTTTTGGAGGGAAAACAAAGGGAACATATGTTTATACCTGCGTTCATAAGAACTTTTATAGCCGATACTTTCTTCCGTTGCCATTGTTGTAAGGTGATCGAAAATCTCATCACTCATAATGGGTGTCCCATTGTAGTATGCTTCTTTTGCTGTCTTGATAAGATTTTCTAACATTTATATATTATACTAAAAATTTGACCATTTGTCAAGAATTATTTTCCGATATGTTCTACGTCATCGCGAGGGATAACTTGATACGCACCTTTATTATATGCAGGTGCAACTGTAAAATTCTTACTGGCCTCAACTTTCCAACTACTATCTTTAGCTGGAGTATATTTGCCCATAGGTACGCTTGGGTATTGTTCATTGGTGGAGCTGGAGGGAATCGAACCCACGACCTCATGCTTGCAAAGCACGCGCTCTCCCGACTGAGCTACAGCCCCTTTGAAATCTTTTTTAGCCTGAGCAACAAAGTCAGGTCTTTTTGCTTTTTTATAAGCGTTTGTTTTTCTTTTGCGACCAGAGGGGGAATACCTCGTACTAGCTTGAATAATCATAAATTTTCCTGTAATTGTTTAATATGAGTATATTATACAGAAATTTTTAGGATTTGTCAAGAACTATTTTTAAGTTAGGTATATTTCATCTAAAATGTCTTTGAACTCGGATTCGAGTATTGATTTGCTCTCGGCAAGGGATA